AATATAAGCCATGGCATATATTTGATCTTTTAAAGAAGAATGTTGCTGAAGGTTGGTACGATTCACAACTGCTAACTGATTATACGGAAGCAGAATGGGATCAAATTAATAGTTTTATTGACCACGAGCGTGACATGAAATTGACCTATGTTGCAATGGAGCAATTGCGCGGCAAATACTTGGTACAAAATCGTGTTACCGGACAGATAAAAGAAACACCTCAAGTATTGTATGCCCTCGTAGCAGCAGTTTTGTTTGCTAAGTATGACTCGGCAACAAGATTAAACTGGGTACGTGATTATTATGAGTGCATAAGCAAGCACGACATTAGTTTGCCAACTCCAATTATGGCAGGATTAAGAACACCACAGCGTCAATTCAGCAGTTGTGTGGTTATCGAGACTGATGACAGTTTAGATTCTATCAATGCAACAACAAGCGCAATCGTAAAGTATGTCAGTCAAAAAGCAGGCATTGGTATAGGAGCAGGTCGAATTCGTGCACTAGGATCACCGGTAAGAAACGGTGATACCAGTCACACAGGCGTTATTCCATTTTATAAGCTATTCCAAAGTGCAGTTCGCAGTTGCAGCCAAGGAGGCGTAAGAAATGGAGCAGCAACGCTTTACTATCCTATTTGGCATTTGGAAGTGGAAAACCTCCTTGTGCTTAAAAATAATAAGGGCATTGAAGACAATCGTGTCAGACACTTGGACTACGGTGTGCAGTTCAACAAAGTCATGTATGAAAGATTATTGTCGGGATCTAATATTACTTTATTTTCTCCTAACGACGTTCCTGATTTATATGATGTTTTCTTTACGGATCTAGAAAAATTTCGTGAACTTTATACAAAGTATGAAAATGATCCAAAGATTAGAAAGAAGACTGTTTCAGCACTTGATCTGTTTAGTTCTTTTATGCAGGAGCGTAAGGATACAGGTAGAATCTATCTAATGAATGTTGACAATGTTAATAGTCACAGTGCATTTATAGAGTCTATTGCTCCTGTGCGACAAAGCAATCTTTGTTGCGAAATCACACTGCCTACAAAACCACTGAATCATTTCTTCGATGAAGAAGGTGAAATCAGTCTTTGCACACTAAGCGCAGTTAATTGGGGTAACATAAACAAGCCTGATGATTTTGAGCGTCCTTGCAAATTGGCAGTTCGTGCTTTAGACGAATTATTAGACTATCAAAATTATCCTGTGCCAGCCGCATATAAGAGCACAATGAATCGACGACCGCTGGGAGTTGGTATTATCAACTTGGCATATTGGCTTGCAAAGAATGATTTCAAGTATAGCGATGACAGCAGTCTAACTAAGTTGGATGAATATATGGAAGCAATGAGTTATTATCTCATTAAGGCCAGCGTTGATCTTGCCAAGGAAAAAGGTGCATGTCCAAAGTCAACAGAAACAAAATATTCTCAAGGTATCATGCCAATTGACACACGCAAACGTGATATTGATGATGTTGTTGCTTATCAAGAACGTATGAATTGGGATGCATTGCGCGAAGATGCTAAAACATATGGTATTAGAAATAGTACACTTATGGCTATTATGCCTGCTGAAACATCAGCACAAATTGCAAATGCAACTAATGGCATTGAACCGCCACGTAGTTATATCAGTGTAAAACAAAGCAAGCACGGAGCACTAAAGCAAGTAGTACCTGAGTTCCGTAAGCTAAAGAACAAATATGAATTGCTGTGGGATCAACCAAATCCAGAAGGCTATATCAAAATTTGTGCTGTTATGCAGAAGTACATTGATCAAGCTATTAGTGTAAACACAAGTTATAATCCGCAACATTATGAAGATGAAAAGATTCCAATGAGCGATATGTTACGTCACATGTTATTGCATTATAAATTAGGTGGTAAGACGGCTTATTACTTTAATACCCATGATGGGCAAGGCGAAATTAATGTTGCCAAGTTTGTAGAAGAACTTCCAGTGGCAGAATTACCCAGCCAGGAATCCTGTGAGAGTTGTACAATTTGACATTAGTTTGTTATTATTTGTATAATTAATCTACAGGGAGAATAGATATGAGTCATAGTGTCTTTGATGTAAACAACAGGAAAGATCACACCAAGAATAAAGCTTTCTTCGATGATCCTGTTACGATCCAGCGATTTGACACTATGAAATATCGTCAGTTTGACAAGCTGACAGATCGGCAGCTGGGCTTTTTCTGGCGTCCAGAAGAAGTAGATATTCTCCGTGACGCTAAAGACTTCAAAGACCTAACTGAGCATGAAAAGCATATCTTCACAAGCAACCTAAAGCGACAGATACTGCTCGATAGTGTGCAGGGTCGAGCACCAACAGCAGCGTTTGCTCCCATCTGTAGTCTTCCAGAACTTGAAACATGGATCACTACTTGGACATTTAGCGAAACAATACACAGTAGAAGTTATACCCACATTATTAGGAACATATATTCGAATCCCTCTAAAGTATTTGACGAATTGATGGATATCGCACCCATCGTAGATTGCGCCAGTGACATCAGCAAGTACTACGACAGATTAATTTATCTGAACTATGATAAGGGGCGAAGCGGAATATTTAATTATTCACCGTACGAGCATAAGAAAGCACTATGGATGGCTCTCATGTCAGTCAACGTGCTGGAAGGCATACGTTTCTATGTCAGCTTTGCTTGTAGTTGGGCATTTGCTGAAGTTAAGAAGATGGAAGGCAACGCCAAGATCATCAAGTTCATTGCCAGAGACGAGAACCTGCATCTTGCTGGCACACAGACCTTGCTGAAACTCTTGCCCAAGGACGATGAGGACTTTGCCAAGATAGCTGAAGAGACCAAAGACGATTGTGTCAATCTGTTCGTAGATGCTGTGAACCAAGAGAAGGCATGGGCTAGCTACTTGTTCAAAGACGGTAGCATGATTGGCTTAAACGAACAGCTATTGTGTGATTACGTGGAATTCATTGCTCACAAACGCATGACTGGAGTAGGACTGCCTTGCCCTTACAAGAACATCAGCAACCCACTACCATGGACGCAGAAATGGATAGCAGGCGCTGAGGTACAGGTAGCTCCACAAGAAACAGAAATCAATAGTTATGTTATTGGCGGCACCAAGCAGGATGTGGACCAAAATTCTTTCGCAGACTTTAAACTTTAATAATTACATATGGAACAAAAATGATTACACTTTACAGCAAACCACTTTGCCCCTACTGCGATGGTGCAGAACATTATTTTAAGAAGAACGGTTTTGAGTACAAGAAAATAAACGTTATGGAAAATACAGAGGCTTTAGAATTTGTAAAAAGCCGTGGTCATAAAACAGTTCCACAAATCTATCTTGATGATAGACTTCTGGTGGAAGGCGGCTATGATGCATTAGTTAAGATCCTGCCAGTTGATTTAGAACATAGGATCCAACAATATGCTAACAGCAAAGCAGTATAACCAAAACGATGTAATCACTTTTAAGTTAACTAGTGGTGAAGAGTTACTAGCACGTATAAATGAAGAACGTACAAATGATTACGTTCTAACAAAGCCAATGGCTTTACTTAATACTCCCAATGGCGGTCTTGGTATGATGCCGGTACCAATAAGCTCAGATCGCAATGATCCTGTAATATTAAATAAACATGCAGTTGCTTTTCATACAAAATGTGAAAAGGATCTGGCCAGTCAGTATTTAGAAAAAACAACTGGCTTGAAACTTGCAACAGGTTTGATTTAAGGAATTTAAATGGGAGAAATGCCAGTACTGACATTTGGTGATCGAAATGAAAAACATGCACCTCTAATCTTAGACTGTGATGAAACAGTTTTAATAGAAGGTCGTAAGACAGGCGTTAAATCTAAAAGTAAAGTGTTAATACACCAAGGAAAAACACCTAAAGAAAAGCACCCGATTAATCCAATTGTTAAAGGTGATGAAACAGTTTTGGTAAGTGGCAAGCCAATTGGCTATAAAGGTGTACCCGACGAATGTAAACACCAGATGATTTATGTACAATGTAAAACAGTTTTAGTTAAAGGCGGATAATGACAACTCAAGGTTATACAATAGCTAATGTATTTTATCAAAATAATTCTAATCCTATTGCTGCTCCTGTTCATTACTCTTTTGGCGGCTTAGAAA